GGCTGCACACAGTTTCCCCATTATACCCTAATCTGGAGTATATTAAAAGAGTGGGAGAAATACCCACAAAAAATGTTTACTAACAATTCTAATTTCACATGAGAAAACTTGAAAAGCAAATGAATTTCGCTCTTTCCAATAAAGGTAACTGGGCAGGATCTAACACAACAGTTAGATACAATGATTCAACAAATTGCTCTTCTGTTTATCTACATGGTCATCAAATTGCAACCCTTGATCATAACACCAACGCAGTCAAATTAGACTCTTGTGGTTATGAAACAGTCACTACAAAATCACGCTTAAATGCAATTTTGGAAGAGGTTAAGTATGGTTGCAAAGTATTCCAAAAGAAATTTGAATGGTTCGTTAGTTATCAAGGAACCACTACAGATTTCATTGATGGAATGATACTATTAGATACACATTCCTTAGAGGTTGCATAACACCCAACCTCTTTTTACTGCTCTTAATTATTAACTAACCCATTATGTTTATTGTATTCACCAAACCAAATCAGTTCACCAAAACTTATACTGAAGCCTATCAAATTGCAGAGGAATGGTTTAACAATACAGGTGAAATAGTAGCAGTTGAGAGATCAGAACATCATCCATATTACCCCTGTTAATTGTATCTCAGTTCTTTGAAATCTCTCAGAACGAGATGCGAAAGCGATTTTTTTTTAACCCCATTAATTATCATCAACCATGACTCCACTAACTGTTAATTACAATGAAATCTTAAAGGATGAGTATTATTCTGAGTATAACGATTTCGAGACTATTAGTACATGGTATAACCCACTATATTGGATATTAGATGATGAACTATAAGCACTATATGTTCCTAACTGTTTTTGCAATTATGTTAACTGGATTGAACATATTTGCAGCAATAAGAGATAGCAAGGGACTTCAACAAACTAACAACAATCCAATACCAATTAGAGTTATTCCCTATCAATGAACAGACCTGAATTACCACCAATACTTAATACTAAAGAGTACAAATCCTTAGTAGAAAAGTATAAGGATGAAGAAGAAAAAGAACGTAAATATTGTTATAAACCGTACCGCACTTTGAGGAATTATTAACAATGGAAATGAGAGATTATAGTGGCCCTGAGTATAAAGATTTGTACAAAGAAATACTCATTGATTATCATTATAGATTCCCTAAGTTCCACCCTATTCCTTACCCACTCAAACCAATTATTAAGGATGAAACTAACAACAATGCCTAACACATTAACATCAGAAAAAGCACAACAATTGACAAAGGATTTGATGGATGTAGTATCATTGGATAAGAGTATATTAGAGGAACTATGTGATACTTACATCTATTACCTAAATGATAAAGAAGTAGTCGAATTGAAAGAGTATATTGATAGTATTCTGGGGGTAGATTAAGTGCTTATGTATTACTTAGGTTTTCCACAGTTATTGTTAGTTATAGGGGTAAATCTGTGGAAAAGTATATTAAATGCCTTTCAAAATGGTCTTATAAATATACCCATGTGTTTTATACTTTTCCACAAGGGTGTTAATAAAGGGGATGCAATATGTGGAATAAATGTTAATAAAGACATTGTAATCTGTGGAATTAATGTCTCTGAGTGTTGTTATCTAAGCGAGCATTATATCACAATCTCGCTGTTAATGTCAACCCCCTCAGTTATATTTTGTGGGGGTGAACATAAAACTTGACAGTATACAGAATATGCCTTATAATGGCCTCATATAAGTAACACTCTTCTCCTTCTAATCTCATGCCAGTTACTAACACTTACCGTACATCAGAAAAGTATAGAATAACGTTAGAAGTTTGTGTGGAAGATGACTTTAATCCGCAACAAATTGACTGGCGGAAAGTCTTAGATTTGCAGGATAATGAGTCAGTAGTTAGTTACACTGAGTCGCTAAGTATTCCTGACCGTTATTAACACTTAAGCATGGGAATGTGTTAGCCCTAAAGTTACACAAATTGAACACCTTATTACGTGCCTTATTATGTCTAAAACCTTTGCAATCTTCCTTCTTGAAAATGCAAACAATGGAAATGAAATCCTTGCCGTCTTGGATGACATCAGCGAGGTACAAACTACAGTCCTATAAGTAACAACAACTGTGCAGGGGAGTTATTGACACTCTCCTGCATTTATGTTATAATGATAAGTAACACATAGTGGCTGCACAGTTTATGATAGTTTGATTATGCGTATTTGACAGTCTATGTAATACCGTGATTCGCAGTATTAGGGCGGCGTTGTTGATGTTGGGCGGTGGGGCGTTGTTAGAAAAGCCAAAGTTCCTAACCTACAGAGGTGACAAATCGAGAGAGAGATATTACTATATAAAAAATATCGGCCAGAAATATTTCGCCGTATAGGGTTTCATGAATAAGGGTTTTACATCTATTACGTTTCAGGTAATAGTACATGTATTAGCAATAGTTGCATTACTTCCTCAGTTTTGTAGTTGGGGAAGTTTTTTAGTGTTTATTTTTTCCTTCTGGTTGACTGGTTGTTTTGGGTTGACATTAGGATATCATCGTCTACTAGCACATAGATCATTTGAAGTACCTCTATGGTTTGAGAGAGTCATTGCCACACTCGGAGCACTCTCATATCAATTTGGTCCTCTACGTTGGGTTAGTATACATCGACAGCATCATAGGCATTCAGATACTGAGTTAGATCCGCACAATAGTAAAGAAGGTTTTTGGTGGAGTCATATGGGATGGTTATTCAAGAATCCTCCGTATGCTAATAGAGAGTATGTAAGTGATATAATAGATGATCCTTATTATAGATGGCTAGACAAATGGTTTTGGACATTACAAATCCCCCTTGGAGTTCTTCTGTATAGTCTGGGAGGATGGTCATTTGTATTATGGGGTATACCTGTAAGATTAGTATATACCTTTCATGCTACTGTTATTGTTAATTCTGTTGCTCATAAATGGGGATATCAAACGTTTAGTGAAGTACCTGGATTGAATAATGCATTAATTTCTTTAATTTCATTTGGAGAGGGATGGCATAATAATCATCACGAATATCCAGAGTCTGCAAAATTAAGTTATTTGAAGAATGAATTTGACATAACATGGTATCATATAGTATTATTAAAGAAACTTGGGTTAGCAAAGAATGTACGGCTACCAGGTAATATATAAATCAGTTTATGTTGAGGATGATGCAAAACATCGATGATATTACGTATCACATTTATTTAAAGGACAAACCAATATATTGGAATTTAGATGAGGAAGATTTTGAAGAGAAGTGGCAGATGTTACATGTAATGATAGATTTAATAACAACTGATTATGAAAAGGAAGATTTATCGTATACTAAGTTACAAGGTAAGGTAGGGTATGGTGGTCCTGGAAGAGTAGTATATACCACACCTATCGATGAAGATTCTTATTGACAATTACTAAATAAACTGTTAAAATAACATTGAAGTGAGTTAACTTTTATGGCTAAAGGATTTAAGGTAAAAACAGTTGCACCTAAAGCAAAAGGCCCTGAATGGGATATAGATGCAATTAAAGAACGAATGAGAGGAAAGAAGATTGTCTTTTGCTTACCAGGTAGAGGATGTTCTTATATCTTTTTAAAGAATTTTGTTCAACTGTGCTTTGATATGGTACAGAATAATATGAGTATTCAGATATCACAAGATTACTCATCAATGGTAAACTTTGCACGTTGTAAGGTACTTGGTGCTAATGTACTACGTGGTTCAAAGCAAATTCCTTGGGATGGTAAATTAGAATATGATTACCAACTCTGGATTGATAGCGATATTGTCTTTGACACTTCTAAGTTCTGGCAGTTATGCGATTTAGCATTACCCGCAGAAGTTGAAGGGAAGGAGACAGAAGAAGCAGAAGTAGCAGCAGGATGGTACGCAACTGAAGATGGTACTACTACTTCCGTTGCACACTGGCTTGAAGAGGATGACTTCCGTAAGAACGGTGGTGTTATGAATCACGAAACCGTTGAAACAATGGGTAAGCGTAAGAAACCATTCACTTGTGATTACACTGGTTTTGGTTGGGTGCTTATTAAGAAAGGTGTATTTGAAAACCTTGAGTATCCTTGGTTTGCTCCTAAGATGCAAGTCTTTGAATCTGGTGAGGTTCAGGATATGTGTGGAGAGGACGTTAGTTTCTGTTTAGACTGCATTGAAGCAGGTTATAAGATCTGGGCGGATCCTCGTATTCGTGTCGGTCACGAAAAAACTCGTATTATCTAAATTATGCAATTTGCGTCGTGTCTCGGGCTTTTCCTCGTAGTTGGAATAACTGGATTTGCCCTTTATCTTAAATCATTTAACCCACATTAAATATGGCTAAATCAGTTGCATGGAATCCTGAAACGTTTATAGAAACGAAACCGAAAAAAACTCGGCAAGGAACAGGAAAACATACGAAATATGCTGCCTCCTCTCGTAACAAAGCACCAAAGCGAAATAGAGGCCAAGGCAAATAACACATATAGTGTCTAAATAGACTAAATTGTCTCTTTTAGGCACTTTTTTAATGCACACCATCGTATTGGAGATCACAATGGCACCTAAAATGCTTAGAGAGATCATGGAAGACGATCTAACACCTAAGAAAAGCGACAAAATAAGGAAAACACAAGACTTTTATGAACGTCTTGACGATCCTGATGATGGTTTAGACTATGAAATCGAGAGTTATGAGGTAATTACCGAATACAGGTAATAAACCTTAATAAATAATATAGGTCTAGGTAAATTTTATGCCTTTAGAAAGGGTAAGTCAAGGATTTAGGGATATTAGTGCTTCATTTAAGATTAATCCTCTTAATGATGACCTAGTTCCACTAAAAAATGAGCAAGCAATTGCTCGTTCTATAAGAAATATTGTCTTTACTATCCCTGGAGAGAAACCTTTTCAACCAGACTTCGGTTCAAACATCAGTTCCTTACTATTTGAGAGTATTGATGAAGTAACTGCAGTTAATATTAAGGATGAAATTAGAGAATCTATAGAAATTTATGAACCTAGGGTTATATTGAGAGATGTTGCAGTATTTCCTGACTATGATAATAACAATTTTGAAGCAACAATCATATATGAAATAGTGGGAATCGATGCCCCACCTCAATCATTAGAATTTGTGTTACAGCCAACTAGATAAATGCCTCTTCAAAATTTTACAAATCTGGATTTTGACCAGATTAAAGACTTACTTAAAGATTATATAAGGAATAATTCCAATTTTACGGATTATGACTTCGAGGGATCTAATCTGTCAACCATTCTTGACGTACTATCATACAATACTTACATAACCTCTTACAATGCCAACATGGTATCTAATGAGGTATTCATAGATTCTGCTACTCTGAGAGAAAATGTAGTAGCATTAGCAAGAAATATAGGATATTTACCAAGATCAAAGAAATGTTCAAGAGCACAAATAAGATTTTTTGTAGATTTAAGTAGTGTTACTCCTGCACCTGCAAATTTAACCCTTGCAAAAGGTCCAACTGCTAGTACAGGGAACCAATTTGGTGGTCAATCCTTTGTTTTTAACCTTCCTGAAGATAAAACAGTATCAGTTGTTGATGGTGAAGCAACTTTTCTGGAATTAGAAACCTATGAAGGTACTCTTCTTGACAAAACTTTTACATATTCGTCTAGAAATCCCAATCAAAGGTTTATTTTACCTAATACTGGTATAGATCTTGACACTTTAGTCGTTAAAGTTAAACCAACATCAGGTTCTACAGTTAGTGTTAAGTATGTTAGACAAGATAATCTCTTTAATGAGACAACTGGGACTACAATTGATGGTACTTCTAACATATATTTTATTAATGAAGTAGAAAGTGAGCAATATGAAATAATTTTTGGTGATGGAGTCTTTGGTAAAGCACTAGAAGATGGTAATATTATTGAAGCTTCTTATATCGTAGCAAGTGGTGATAGTGCTAATGGTGTGAGTAATCTTACATTCGCAGGTAGATTAACTTATACTAGAAATTCTGTTGATATTAATGTAACCAGTGGTATCTCTTTAATCACTGTTAATACCCCCTCTAGTGGCGGTGAGAGCATCGAAAGTACTGACTCCGTTAAAAAGTATGCACCGCAAGTTTATACCACTCAGAATAGAGCATTAACGGCAAATGATTATGAAATTCTAATTCCAAATAAAATTTATCCTGAAGCTGAATCAATTTCTGTGTATGGTGGTGAAGAGTTAGTTCCACCACAATATGGAAAGGTGTTTATTAGTATAAAACCAAGAACTGGTGATTTTGTACCTAATATGATTAAGCAAAATATTAAAAGGGATTTAAAGAAATATGCGGTTGCTGGAATTATCCCTGAAATATTAGATTTGAAGTATCTCTTTATTGAAACTAATAGTAATGTATATTATAATACGAATGCAGCACCAAATGCAGCTTTTGTTTCTACAAGAGTACAACAAGATATTACAAAATATTCTGAATCGTCAGAGTTAAATAAGTATGGTGCAAGATTTAAATATAGTAAATTTTTGAAGGTCATAGATCAGAGTCATGAGTCTGTTACTTCTAATATTACTACTGTTGAGATGAGAAGAGACTTAAGAATAGCACTAGATCAATTTGCTGAATATGCAATTGATTTTGGTAATGAAATCCATATTAATTCAATG